TTGTTTTGTGGAATTGTGCGGCGTGCGCCGCGTCCGCGCCGAGGGCACGGCGCAGGCCGCTGGGCCGGAGGCTGCCGTGCAGCGTGCGCTGGCCGGGATCGATGCCCGGATTGAGGGGTTCCTGGCGGATTAGTGGGCGCCAGACGGGGCGATGCCGGGGGCTCTGGAAGCGTCGACGGCGTCAGGCTGTCAGCGCAGGTGCCGTGTGAGGAGCTCCCAGAGGACTGCGCTCAGATATCCGCCCCATAAGCCCGTACGGCCGCGATCAGTTCCTGGATGTAGGTGTCGTGGATGTGGTGGGCGGTCAGGGCCTGGTCCAGTTCCAGCAGGTAGTCGATATTGTGGCCCAGATGGCCGCTGGCGGTGGCGATGAGGGGGGCGACGGTGTTGACCGAGGTGTCGTGCTCGTAGGCGGGCGGGCAGGGGTCCGGTGCCGGGCTGGTGGTACTGGCCATAATGGCGGTCGGTACCCACCGCTACACTCTGCACGCTGGCATGGTAGGTGATGGATTTGCGCAGATCGCCGTGGTCAACGAGGATGCCGCCCCGGATACTGCCGTTTTTGTGCTGTTTGCGCGCGATGGTTGCCGGTTTGAGTTGCTCCCATGAGATGCCGTCCGGGTCGCGTTTGCTTTCAAAGCGTTCGCGGGTGCTGTTTTCCAGCAGCGCACCAATCTTGTCCATCAGCGGCGTCAGGTCGCCGCCCAGTTTGTCTTCCAGTGCGAGCAGGTTGGCGGCTAGCTGCGGCAGTTGGTCGGATACGACGAGTTGCATTAGTCATCCGCCCACGGTCGTTGTGGCAGCACGTTGGGGCGCACCGCAATGGCGCTCACCGGCTGTTTCGGCGTGGTATCACCCATGCCGGTCAGCATGGACGGGTTTTTCATCACCTCTTTCAGCCAGGTAATCGCCTGGCGGTAGCGCTCGCGCACGATTTCGGTGGCACCGTCCTCGTGCAGGTAGTAGCGGGCGATGTCGCAGGCTTTGAGTACCAGCGCCTTTGGCGGGGTAATGCCGACCAGGCCGACCGGGGCGAGGTAGCTGTTTACTTCTGCTTCTGCATCAGCAATCGCTTTTGCCACCACTGCCGCGTTTATCGTGCGGTATTCGTCGTGGTCGGAGAGGCGGGCGATTTCCTCCTCGCCAAAGCGCTCAACCAAGTCGGTCTGGCTAATCATGGTTTATGCCACCTTGATGGTCGCCACCAGTTCGGGACGCAGTACCAGCGGCAGCGGGTTGCTCTGCGCCTCCAAGTCCCAGCCTTTGTCAAATTTCATTGCCACCCGCTTGGCGTAGTAGGGCTGCGCCATCGTGTTCACCGTCTCGTTGTAGTTGGCGGGCGCGAAAAATTCGGCAAAGGTGGTGCGGCTACCGGCTGGCAGCAGGATGGCTTCGCCGTCGGCAATTTTCATGCCGTTGCCGAAGTCGTGGTCGTACTGGATGAATTTGATGTTTTTGTGCATGAAATCCACCCAAGTCTCGCCCTCGCGGTACACCTTCGCCTGCTCGTAGCGTTCGTAGATGCGCACGATTTTGTCGTGATAGACCAGGGCGCGCATAAAGGCAGGGCTGCACAGGCAAATCCAGCCATTGACCGCTTCGCCGTTCAGGTTTCTCTTGAGCGCGGTCATGGTCTCGTCGATTTTCTCGCCGACTTTGGTGGTCTGCGTACCCAAATCCCAAACGTGCGCCTGGCGGGTAAAGCCAAAGCGGTTGTAGATGTCGAGCAGCTCGCTCGTGCCGTCTGCGTTCATGATTTTGCCTTGCAGCGCGCCGAGCATCAGGTGCTCGCGCGTCATCTCAATATCGGCTTTCATCGTCGCCAGGCGGTCATTGACCACACTGGCCACGGTGGTGGCATTCTGCCCGCCAAAGGCACGCAGGTTCTGCACGTCATCGGCCATCACTACATCGGCGCGCGGCAGGTGCAACATGTCGAAATTCTCGATGTTGCGCGTCTCGCGGGCGGGCGGCTCGCCGGCGGCATTGCGCGGCACGGCTTTGACCAAGCGCAGTGCGCCGTTTTTGTTTTCCACGCGCACATAGGTGGTCGTGAGCGGTTTGGGTGCAAAGATGCCGAGGCTGCGGATGATGGTCGGCGTGACCGGCAGACGGTTGATGGCCTGCGTCAGCGGGACAACGCCAAACTGGCTGTTACTGGATAGGGGCATGAGTTACTCCTTATTTATGCGGGGTGCCGACGTAGACAATGCCGTAAGCATCACCGGCGGCGATAAATTCTTCGACTTTCATATTCGCTGCCGCGCCTTCATTCACCTTTTTGCCGGTGATTTCAGCTTCCGCGACGTGTTCGAGGTTGATGACGCAGTTGTGCGGTTGCACCACCACCTCACCATTGACCTCATCGGTGAGTGCCACCAGCCACGGGTTTGCGGCGCGCAGCGGGTATTTCACCAATTGCCCGGCTTTGGTACCGGCAGCAGCTTTGACCACACGGCGCGACAGCATCAGCGCCTCGCCTTTAATCAGATCGCCACTTTGTACCGGCAGCGTTTCCTTAGACATACGCACCTCCCTTGCTGCGTGCGGCGGCATCGTCTAACAGGGCATTGCCGCTTGGTTTGTTGTCATCTGTATGGGTCTCGCTCATCAGCCAGCCCGCAGTTTGCTCGTTTTTCGGGGCAAGGTCGGCAATCATCGCCTTGGCGGTATCGTCATCGGCGGCAAGCAGCACCTCATAGGTTTTGGCCGAGAGACCTTGCCAGCCCTTGCCGTCTTTGCTTTTAATATAACCGGCGGCAGAGAGCTGTGCATCGACCTGTGCCGCGCGGTTTTCGGCGGCGAGGTCTTCTTTCTCTTTGGTGAGTTCGTCGTTCTTTTTCTGCAACGTCTCGACCTGTTTTTCCAGCTCGCCGATTTTGGCGAGTGCTTCTTCAAGGTTCACATTGGACTCCTGTGGATTGGATTTGTCGGGGTTTTCCTCGTCGCCAAGGACGGCGGCGTGGGTGTTTCGGTCCACGCCGGTCGGGGTAAAACTCACCTCGCGCACATCGCTGTTACGCAGGATGAGGATGGGGCCGGTGACGGTTTGGCCGTTGACGCTGGCGGTTTTGCCTGCGGGCAGGCTTTCCACCCGCGCCGGGTCAATGTGCGCCGACATCTGCCACGGAAAGCCCTGGTCAGCCTCGGCAGCGACCTGCTTGCCGTGCTCGTTGTCGAGCAGGGTGCCGCTGATGGTGAGGCCGTCGGCCCCGACGGCGAGTCTGCCCACGCCAACGCGTGCCGCGCGGTCATGCAACAGCAGCGCCGGGACGGCGTCTTTATGGGAGAGGGTGGAGAGGTCAACGATGGCGCGCTGTCCCTTGTAAACAAAGGGTTTGCCGGAGTGCGCCACGCCGCTGAAGGTGCGCGGCGCGCTGTTATCCGTGCTGGCGCCAGAGAGCTGCACCCCGCCGAGTGGCAGGTGGCAGACTGATGTGGGTTGTTGGTCTTTGCGCATGAGGGATTGCCCCGTGGGTTTCGGTGAGCGCAGTATGCCGGGCGCAAAAAAAGCCGGTTAGACGACCGGCTTCAGCGTGTGGGAAATTCGGAAATCCCGTTTTTTTTGGTGTTGAGGTGGTGAGAAGTCTTGCAGACAAGACGAAACCCGATTTAAAACCCTTTTAAATCTTCGCCCAGTCATTTAACGGTTTTCGGGTGGCATCCTTGCCGGGGTTTTGGTTTTTGACGGCGCGGAGGGCGATTCAGGGCTAATAGTTAAAGGCAATCCCGTCTTTGCGCGCGGCTTCTTCCATTTTCCCGATATTTTCCAGCCATGCGGCGATGGTGTAGGGCTGGAGCCAGTCGGGGACGTCAAACCCGCCCTGTTCCAGTACGCAGGCCATGTCAATCACGCTGTCCAGCGGTGCGCTGATGAGGTCGTCACGGGCAGAGCCGCAGGCATTGCCCCAGCCTTCCGCCAGCGCACGGGCAATGGTCGCCTGCAACTGCGCCACCGCCGCCGCTGTCCCTTCCAGCCGTCCGTGGTCGGCATAATCGTCGCCCAGCCCGCGATTGGGCTCAATCCGCTGCCGTATCCAACGGATGGTGCCGTAATTTTTGCCGTCTTTGACCAGTTCAAAGGTGCGAATCACCGTTTTCATGGTTGCCACCTCGCCAGCAATGCCAGCCCGAAATGGAAAAAATCCGGTTTGGCAGCCAGTTCCTGATATCGTCCCCGGTCTCCGCCCAGTAACGCCTCAAAAATCATCGTCATCAACTCCAGCGGTTGCGGGTCGTCTTCGTTACCGTACATTTTGCCATAGTAAGGGCGTGGAAAATCGTCTTTCTTGGCTATTTCCCCAATGCCATAAAGCGTGCTGTCCGTCAGCTCCCGCAAAGTTTTTGCGGTCTCTCCTGCCGTGCGTTCCGCCCAGAGCCGTGCGAATTTTTCCTGCAATTCCGGCATGATGTCTTGCAGGCGGTGGGCGAATTCATGCACCTGCATGGACACGCCTCCGTCCGCTTTAAGGATATTGACCAATAACATACTGTCACCTTGCTGGATGGTTTTATGCCGCCCCTTGAATGCCCAGCTGAAGTTTTCTGCACCTTCAGCAAGGGATTCGGGATTCTTTTTCATTTTTTGAATAGTATCTTCGCTAATTTCATCCATGTAGGAATGCCAGCCCCGACGCAAATTGGCTTCCAGCAGCACCCGCCCGCGCGCGTTTGAGGCTTCTATCCATGATTTGGGGTAGCGGCGCAGGATGGCTTGAAAATCCTGCACAAATTCTTCCTTGCTGCCGTAAGCGTTTACCTCCCCGTCCAGTTCCACCCCTTCACGCCGCAGGATTTCCATGATGCCTTCATGCGGTTTCCCTGCACTGATGGCTTGCTCCAGTACTTCCTGATAGCGTTCTGCAATCGCCTTGCCTTCCGCAATGATGTTGGCGCTGCTGGAGAAAATATCCCCGCCGCTACCCAATGATGCCTGCAGACGCTGCAAATCATCCAGCAGGCCGCGGGCAAAGGCTTCGCCGTGCTTTTCTTCGGCCATTTGCAGCAATGCGCCCAGCCGGTCGCCGGGGTTGTGCGCAAAGGACGGGTTGACGCCCTCCGGATAGTACTCAACCTCGCCAGTGCGAGTGTTGATATGTTCGACGTCTTTGAGTACGGGGCTTTTGCTGATACCGGTTTTTTCGGCCTGCTCGCGCGTTAATGCCCGCACGTTGCATTTGCATCCCCAGCCATTAGGCGGGAAATGGGTACTCCAAAACGGGTCATCGACCGGCAGCACCATGCCGTAAAACGGTTTGTGCGATTCGCGCGGCTCGGCTGCATCCGAGGGGATGTATTTCAGATACGGGAACAGCTTTTTGTTGCGCTGGATACGCTCCCATTGTCCGGCGGCGTAAGCGGTGTGCAGGTTGGTGTGGTAGATGGTGCGCAGGCGACGCGTGCTGCCCAGTTGTACTTTTTGGATTTCGCCGGTGTCCGGGTCGCCCATCACCGCCTGCCCCCACCAACCACGCGCCATTAAATAGGGCTTTAAGCGTGCCTTAAACGCAGCAAAATCGGTGCCGTTTGCCAGTGCATCGGTCATCGCCGCGCGGGTTTCGGCCAGCATATCCTCGTCCATCATTTTGGCGACGGTAAAAGATACGGCATGCTCATAGCTGGCAGTATCCTGCCAGGCAAAGCTGATGTGACTGCGCTTGCCTGTGAGGTGCTTGCGCGCCTCGCGGTTGATGAGCGGCTTGTGTTTTTCTGTTATTCCGGCCATGCGTCCGCTCCCGCCTGCCCTGCCGCAAATGCCGCTTTCAGCTTGGCTTCGAGTTCGGCGGTCATGCCGCGCTCTCGACGTGGCGGTGGCGCGAGGGCCGCGCGCGCGCCC